ACAACGTAACGAACAACAACGCCCTGCTGCGTCGGCTGAAGGAGCGCGGGAACGTCAAGACGTTCTCGGGCGGTAACGTGATTTTGCAGGAAATCATGTACAATGATACGACCACGAACAACACCAATTCGTACTCTGGTTACGAAGTGCTGAACGTGGGTCAGAACTCGCCGATTTCTGCGGCGCAGTTCAGCATCACGCAGTACGCTTCGGCGGTGTCCATCTCGGGTCTGGAAATGATTCAGAACTCGGGCAAGGAAGCCATCATCGACCTGCTTGACGGTCGTATGCAGGTTGCGGAAGCGCAGCTTGCGAACCGTATCTCGGGCGACCTTTATGGTGACGGCACGGGTAACTCCGGCAAGAACCTGACGGGTCTGGCGGCTGCTGTGCCGGATGCGCCGACAACTGGCACATACGGTGGCATCAATCGCGCTACTTGGTCGTTCTGGCGTCCGGTTGCTTACTCGGGCGTGACCAATGGCGGTGCGGCTGTTACGGCATCGAACATTCAGGCTTACATGGACGCGACGGCTGTTCAGCTTATTCGCGGCACCGACAAGCCTGATCTGATTATTGCCGATAACAACTATTACAAGCTGTACCTCCAGAGCCTCCAGAGCATCCAGCGCGTGACGAGCGAAGGCTCGGGCATGGCTGGCGCTGGCTTTGCGGCGCTGAAGTACTACGGTGCTGGCATGGCGTCTGACGTTGTGCTGGACGGTGGTATCGGTTCTTCGTCGTACAACAGCGGCTCGGGCAATGCGAACCATATGTGGTTCCTCAACACCAAGTATCTGCTTTTCCGTCCCCACAAGGATCGCAACTTCGTTCCGATTGGTGGTGAGCGTCAGGCCGTCAACCAAGACGCCGTTGTTAAGCTGATCGGCTGGGCTGGCAACCTGACTTGCTCGGGTTCGCAGTTCCAAGGCGTGCTGATCGCCTAACTGGAGGATTACGAAAATGGCATATTCGGTTAGTCACATCATTGGCGCTGATTTCAACAGCGTCGTTCCGACCAACCCCAGCAGCGATGGCACGGCTGTGCCGATCATCGGGCCGCTGGGTCTTGAGGCGTTTGGCTCGGATGGCCGTCTGTATGTTCTGGCGAAGGCCAGCGGCAGCATTTCGGCGTCCACCACGACTTGCGCGATCAACACCACGACGTTTGCTGCGTCAGGCACGACTGGCTCCTACACGAGTCCTGCCGTTGCCCTCGTTGCCAACGACGTTGCTTGGTTCAGCAAGGCGTCGGTCTAAATGGTTTGGGCGGGGTAAAACCCGCCCATTCCTTAAAGGAGTACAAACATGGCATTTCCCTCGCGTGTTCTGGCGGCTGGCTCTAGCCCGCTGCTTTCGACCACGATTTGCGGCGATGTTGGCAATACGCTGACGGCTGCTGGTTCATCCTCGTCGGATGCGCTTCAGCTTTCTGCGGTTCATAACCGTGTTTCCACGACGGCTGCTTCAACTGGTGTGAAGCTGCCGCCCGCCGAAACGGGTGCGGTTGTGACGGTTGCCAATGACGGCGCAAGCACTCTGACGGTGTATCCGGCTTCGGGTACAACGATTGATGGCGGCTCCTCGGTGTCGATTGCGACCACCAAGCGCCGTCTGTTTGTGGGTATTAGTCCGACCGTCTGGGTTTCTATCCTCGGCGCGTAATGACGATCCCCTCTCGCGTTCTAGGGGCAGGTGCAGCCCAGCTTATGACCGTTGCCATTTGTGGCGACGGATCAGCTAGTCTGTCTGCCTCTGGAACGTCGAGTTCTGATGCTTACCAGCTTAATAAGATTTACAACACCGTCACCACGGTGGCATCCGGCTCTGGTGTAAAGCTACCGCCTACGGAAGAAGGCGAGGTCATTTACATCACCAATAATGGGGCCAATGCATTAAAGGTTTACCCCTACGAAGCCACGACCACGATTGATGGCGGGGTGCCTTCAACCATTAATGTAGGTTGCTCGGCAATTTATTTTGCGCCTACTCGCACATCTTGGCAGGGATTGCAAGGCTTTAACTCTGCGGTTCCGATTTTGCACTATGGGTCATTTTATGACTCAACGACGCAAACGGCTGCGGCCATCAATACCGCTTATGCCATGTCTTATGGCCATACCGCAGAACAAAATGGCGTTTATATAGGTTCGCCCACATCGCGGGTCTATGTATCAAATGATGGTGTTTACAACATTCAGTTTTCGGCGCAGCTAGATAAAACGTCTGGCGCGACAGGCAACATATATATCTGGCTAGATATTGATGGAACGTCAGTTGCAGACAGCGCAACAAACGTCGCCATTCAAGGCACGTCTGCCAGAACCGTCGCTGCATGGAACTTTGTAGTTTCCCTTAATGCAGGGCAATATATCCGTCTGATGTGGTCTACGGATGACACGGGAATCCGGCTTTTAAACGCAGCCGCTTCCTCGCCCGTCCCGGCGATTCCATCAGTTATTTTGACCGTGACGCAGGTTAACAACCTGTAATTTCATCAATCCCCACAGGATAAAAAACCATGCCTCTAGATAGTGACGTTGCAAACGCAGACAGCTTACTGCACGTTGAGTTCTACATTTCCGATGACAAGGATTACAAGGGTAAGCCTTTCATTCGGATTGTCGTTCCCGGTGATAAGACCAACATCATTGAGCAGCCGGTACGCGAGGATCACAAAGAGCGATTCCCGCGCCAATGGCTGTATTTCCAGATGAAGCAAAACGAGCAATCCGGTGTTGAGTTGCCGGGGACTCCGTTGCTTGTTTGGTATTCAACCTCGCCGGACGATATTAACAAGGGACAGATGGAGGAGCTTCAGATTCTGAAGTTCCAGACGGTTGAGCAGGTTGCCACCGCTTCCGACGCGCAGCTTCAGCGGGTTGGAATGGGCGCAAATGGGCTTCGTGAACGAGCGCGTATGTTTTTGAGCCGTAAGATAAAGTCCGACAGTAACGCTGAACTTGAAGCGACTCGTCGGGAGCTTGATGAACTGAAAGCGCAAATGGCTGAATTGATGTCGGCCCGCAAGCCGGGGCGACCGCCAAAGCAAGCAGAGGGATAAACCATGTCTAGCACGATGTTGCAACTCGTCCAGCAAGTTACTAACGAGCTGGGAGTTTCTACGCCGACGTATGTGGCGGGAAACACCAACCAAGATGTCATTCAGATTCTTGCTCTGATGAACGCTTCTGGTTACGAGTTGCTGCGTCGTGCGGATTGGCGCAACCTGACCAAGCAGTACCAGTTTTATACCCAATACGTCACCACGACGGGAAACTGGACAACTTCGGCTCGCACTATTAGCGGAATCCCATCAACCGCTGGGCTGTCCACGGCTTATCAAGTGCAGGGCGTTGGGATTGGTAATGCGACTTATATCGTAAGCGTAGATTCATCCACGCAAGTCACCGTAAACCAAGACTTTACGCAAGCCGGTGGCACAGACGCCACGGTTTACTTCCAGCAGGTCAAATACGATCTGCCCACGGATTACGATGCTATCGTCCCGCGTAGCGTTTGGGACAAGAGCAAGCGTTGGGAGCTTCTCGGCCCCGAAGACGCACAGCAATGGGAATGGCTGCTGTCGGGCTATATTTCGACCGGCCCTCGTATCCGTTGGCGTTTGCTGGGCAGCACGTTCCAGATTTGGCCCGGTACGTCTACCAATGAATTGTTGTCCTACGAATATCGCAGCAAAGGTTGGGCGTTATCGGATACCGGAACAGTCAAAAACAGTTTCACGGCAGATAGTGACACCTGTATTTATCCAGATCGGGTAATGGTGTTATCGACCAAGCTTAAATATTTTCAAGCTAAAGGTTTTGATACGACTGCGCTTTATCGTGATTATCGAGAGGAGCTTGAAACGTCTATTGCTCAAAACACCAGCGCGGCGAATCTGTCGTTTGCGCCCCGACCGGGAACCGTGTTGATCGGCTACGACAACATTCCCGACAGCGGATATGGTGTCGGCAATGCCTCTTAATCCTGCCCTTATACAGCGCACGGCGGCGAACGTCGCCTCGTTACCTGCCCCGGTAGGTGGCTGGAACGCTAGGGATTCGCTGGCAAACATGGACGCGACAGATGCCGTAGTGTTGGAAAATCTGTTCCCTAATGTTTCAAGCGTAAATCTGCGCGGTGGATATACCAAACACGCGACTGGACTGGGCGGCAAAGTTCAAACTTTGATGGCTTATTCTGGTGGAGCTACTGAAAAGTTGTATGCGATAGCTGCAACATCAAACTCTGTTTATGACGTTACTTCATCGGGCGCAGTTGGGACGGCTAAAGTTACTGGCCTGACGAATGCCCAATGGGAATACATCAATGTAACTACATCGGGCGGCAATTATTTGTATGCCGTTAATGGTGTTGATAAGCCAATTCTTTTCGATGGCACAACATGGGTGCGGGTTGATGCGGCATCTACTCCTGCAATTACCGGCGTCACAACGACCACACTATCGAACATTACCCTGTTCAAAAACCGTGTTTGGTTTATTGAAAAGAACACCCTCAAAGCATGGTATCTGCCCACATCGTCGGTTGGCGGGGCGGCTCAAGTATTGGATTTGAGCGCAGTTGCCAAATACGGCGGGCATCTGGTGGATTTGGACACTTGGACGATTGATGCTGGTTACGGTGTTGATGACAACCTTGTTTTCATTACCAGCAATGGCGAGGTAATCGTTTATCGCGGTACAGACCCGTCCAGCGCGGCAACATGGGCGCTTTCTGGCATCTGGAAGCTGGGCAGTCCGATTAGCTCAAGGGCAATGCTCAAATACGCTGGCGATCTGCTTGTGTTGACCTATGACGGGCTTTTGCCGCTGGCCCAGAGCCTACAGAGCAGTCGCCTAGACCCTCGCGTAGCCCTCTCTAATAAGATTCAGGGCGCTATCGCAGCGGCGACCACCAATTATGG